TATTTGAATTAAATCACGATAAAAATTTAAAAGTGTGAATTGATTGGCATTATTTAGTTGTGCTAAATTTCTTCTGTTAATTACTTAAACTTTTCTCTGGATTTGAAATGCAGATCTTAAAATTTTTACAGAGTTTTAATACAGTCGGCACCTATTTAACACTTGCTTCCATCTTGCTTGTGGTCATGATCATTTATTTTTATGTAATTAATCCTGCATGAACATTTTGAAAGAAATAGGTCTTCTCATCTATTACTTTTTTAAGAACGGAAGATGAATAATAGGATAGGGATATGAAATTTAAAATATTATTATTAAGTTTTATTGCCACCGGTTGCTATGCTAATGAAAGTACAGCTGACCCAGATATTTGTAATATCGTAAAAAAGGTCGCTTATAACGTGATGGAAGCACGACAGCAAAAAGTACCAGCACAAGATTTACAACAAATTGCCGATGGGCTAGCAGATGAAAAAGCCAAGCAGCTTTATCAAGACTTAATTAGCTCAGCTTATGCTGCCAAAGTATTTAAGACAAGTTTCTTTAAACGCCAAGCAATTGAAGATTTTCAAGCAGGATGGTATGAGGAATGTTTACGTAGAAATGAATAATAATTAAAAAATAATGAGTATTTAATTTTTAAGAACAACTAATTAGTTAAGAGAATAAAAAATAGACTGACAGGTCTGTCTAGGTATTTTAATTTAAAAATAAAATTCGAATTTATAATTATCTATTTAAAAATAAATGCTCCGAAGATGCCGCTGCATGTCGTTACCCTTGAACCCTAAAGTTCAGCGGGTCTTTCTCAATTCTAGCAATACTGTGCAATATTAAGCAATACCGCGCGATATTAAAAAATTAATATTTTTAATAATTTATATTAAAACAATACAATGCAATATTACACAATCTTTAGCAATACAAAAATAGTCTATTAATGGTCTATTTCGGTAAATATGGTCTATTTTTCGGGTTTAAGTCTATTAAAGGTCTATTTTAATTGATTAAAAAAGCGGCACTTGGCCGCTTATGCAGTATGTGCCATTTTGTTTTGTTCAATATACGCCAAAACATCAGCCTTCACATAATTTACCTGACGTTTGTGCGGTTTCGAAAAGGGAATACCGCCGCCTTCACATCTTTTCTTCTGCAACCATGGTAAAGATACGTGCATTACGATTGCAACTGTTTCAGGTGGGAAGGTTTGATTATCAGCAGCTTCCCAAAATTCTTTTTTAGCAGCTTCTTTTTCTGCATGTGTCATCCGATCTAATTTAGTTAAGCGTGACATTTATTTCTCCTTACTTTCCGCTTTAGGATTTGCCCACCAAAGTACAGGGCCATCTTCTGAATCAAATGCTGCAATTAAAAAGAGTCCTTTTTCAGGCGGTTCTGGCTTCCAGTTGGGCCAAACTACTGCATCTTCTGGAACATTCGGAATTTCGTTGTAATCTAATAACTGAGTTTCAATTTCAACCCTGAGATTTAACTTAAGTTGTTCCCACTGTTCTTGTGTATACGCTTCATCACCTTCCTCAATGGTGTTAAACAATTCAATATCTGGATGAAACCAATTGAAAAGGTTTTCAGGTAGTTCTATTGGCTGGATTTGATATTTAAAACCACTGGTGACTTTTACGCTTGGTACTTTATTAAAATGCATCCAATGTGAAGGTGGGTCATTTTGATAATTTGCCCATACACTATTTAAATCTTCATCAATAGTCATATAGTCTTGTTCTGGGGTGACATCAGGAGCATCTGCCCAACAAATAAGTACCATTATGTCAGTAGGTGGCAATTCATCAGTCACGCTAATCCAAGTTGGAACTTTGGATTTCATGAAATCTACGGCTTTCTTCCACATTGCCCAACCACTATTTACACGATGGTAAATATCAAAAAGGTCTTCTTCACTTAGATCAGTTTTGACACCTTCAGCAATATCAAAACAGCCGCCATTCATATCAAATTCGAGTACATCTAAATGTTCGGGAATCCAATAATTTTCTTTAAAAATAGGCAATTGTTCAGCCCAAAATGCTTGTTTAGTTTTTAAATCGATCATTCATGCCACCATTCTATAAATACGTTTAACTTCATGATCCAGCTCATCCATTGCAGAACGACCTTCTTTGAAATATTTCAAAAGCATTAGCTTGTATCGCTCTTGAGCTGCTTTGTTCATCACACCTTCATTGCTTACTGAAAGGGTGGCTTTATTACCTTTAATCAAGTTCACGCCGAGCGGTGTACCTTTCCCGCGATACCCGGCATTTACGTTGAACACAATGAACTTTTCGAAAAGCCGCATTGGTAGCAGCTTTGGCTCGAAAAGAAACTCTGGAGTAGTTTGTTTCGACATTAGAAAGATTCCTCCAGTAAATAATCAGGTTCGTTTGATGCCGCATTTTCTAATTCAAAGCGGCGTTTCTTAACAAAATCCATGAGTCGTGATTGAATCTGTGGATCTCGTGCGGCCACATCTATTTCCAAAGCATTCAATGTTGTGATGTCTGGCGCGTTTTGGATCTGAACCATTAGTGATGGTGGTTCACTCTCTATAGGCTTTTCATCTGCAAGCTCAGTCAAACGCTTGTGAGTAGCTTTGAGTAAAGGATCCATTTGTTTATCTGACCATGTGCGGGTGTATCGATAAACAGCATTTACCTCAGCTGGTGTTTTAGACTCTTTTACTCGTTGCAGAAGGGTATCTAATGTCTTCTGATATTCTGGATCTACTTTAGGCTCGTTAGTTTCTGGAACTAACAGGTCCTCAGATGTGGTGACGTTAGTTTGTTCGGTAATAACAATTGTTGGTTGAGTTTCTGCAGAAATAACTTCACAAGGCTTTTCAGCTTTTGATTTTTTGCCTCTATGTTTTTTAGGTTCCTCACCAAGACGAATAACACTTAATTCATTGTTGATTTCAAAACCGAGTGCTTTTGAAAAAGCTTTTAATTGAAGCTTGGCGTTTTCGGCATCACGCTGAACAAAACCACTATTAATAGATTCAATTAATGCGGTGGTTTTAAAATTCACGACGTAAATAGAAGGCGAATATGTACTGATTACAAAAACTTCCTGACCCTCTTCATATTCTTCAATAGTCAATGGTTTTGTGAAAGTAATCCCAGCCAGTTCAATAGTTTCAAGCTGAATACAAAACTCATAATTGGGTAGACCAAATACCGTTGCTGGCATTTGATCTAAGGTGCTGAATGACTTATCAGCTTTAAGTGTTCCATCACCAGCATAACGACAAAGTACTGTTTTACCTTTTTGAAGAGCTGCAAATGCTTCAGCTGCAGTTAGTAGAGTATTCATGCTGTCATCCCCGTTTTAGCTAATGTTTCAATGTCTTGTTTAACTGCTGGTAGTTTTGCTGCTTCAATTTGGATAAGGGCATCTATGCCGAAGTGTTCACAAACTGTTTTCACGTCTAGGCCGCGTTCAGCTATGAAGTTTTGAAGTTCATCTCTTTGTTGATCTGAGATACCGTTAAATTCTGGTGGACTAATCCAAGTGCCACGTTGTTTATCAAACGTGCAATTCAATGCTTTAGCTCTCATTAACATTGCTTGGCGCATGTTCTGGTAATACATGTGTTCTTTATCAAGCGACTCAGTTAATTGATTAAGGTCACCTGCATGCTCTGCTTCCTCACAGCTTTGTTTCCAGTTTTCTAGCTCTTCTTGGGCTTTAGCTGCTGCAAGTTGTGCAGGCGTTAAGGTGTTAATGTGATCTTTAGCTTGAGTAATCAGGTCAGCCAAGAAAGTAGGGTGTGCTTTAAGATCTGGTACCCACACTTCACCAGTTTCACCACCTAAAGCACCTGAGTTTTTCGCATGATGTGTAGGCGAAGGTTTGAAATTAATAACGCGGGCATTTTTACCTTCACCAGTAGTAACAGTTGTTAGATAACCCATGACATCTGCGATACGGTAAAGCTCGTTACGGTTTTTACCACCTAGATCTGGTCGGTAAATAATTTGATCACCGTTTTGATCTTCTGATGCGTGTGCAATGAAAACAACATCTTTACCTAAACTGATCAAAGTATTGATGTATTGCTTGAACGTTTGGTTCGCTAAACCTTGAGCTTTTAACTTTAAAGAACCATCTTTTTGACGGTTATTTGCCGTAAGTAACAGGTGGGTTTTAATGCATTCAAGCATTGCACCCACGGTATCAATGACAACGGTTTTATATGGTGCTAAGTCCTGCGGAGTAAGGTTTGCAACATCACTCCATTGTTGAACCTGTACAACCGCACCACGACGTAATTCACCAGTACGGTGAGCACCACGGTCAAAGTCAAAAGAAATTGCTTTTTCCGCAGTAAAGCCCATCGATGATTTACCTAAACCCGGATCAGCGTATAGGTACACAATAATTGCTTGAACCAATAAAGTTTGGTCAGCAGTAATAATCGGTAGAGCCATTTTATTATCCTCATCTAGAGCCGGTGAAGCCGCGTTTTTGCTTGTAAGCCTTGCGGTCATATGTAGGGATATTTGTTTCACGCAGTTTTATAGCGAGCTGCTTTCTGCGCTGAAAATCGATTTCTTGGGTGAGTTCATTCCAAACTTTTGGATAAGAAGTTTGGAACCTGAACACATTTAAAGGCGTCTTAACTCCGTCTTTAACTTTGTAAAGAACTGAGCCATTAGCATTAGATGCGTACACTTGCCAGCCAATACGAACAGAGTAGAGGCCAGTATTGTCACGGCCTAAATATGACTTGTAGCCGTCTGGGTGATGCTTAACTTTTTGCATGATTAAGCCTCCTCCATTAATGAAGAGTAAACGCTGTAAAACTTGCTCCAGTCTGGCGCGTCATAATCATCTTTCTCTTCGTTCCAATCACCTTGAAACAGATTCTCTGTTACGGATGTCATATGAAATCCGATAGCAGGTACATCAGGATTTGTGTCTAGGTAATCAGCAATTTCATTCCAATGGTTGACTCGGTTTGCTGTAAGAGGGAAGTCACTTAAAAAAGTCCGGATATCTGCAGATGCTCGTTGAAAATCTTTCTTTTCTATGTAGGCACGATCAAAAGTAATTAAATGAACTGCACGATGGACAGCAGGAATTTTTTTGTCTTTCCACAAAGGCCATAACTCATTCCCGCATACCATAAAGTTTGATTTGTTTAGGTATTTTTGAGCCATTACATCCCATATTACTGGCGCAGTACCCCATGCATTTCTAAGTTCAAATAATTCCTCAAACTTCTCATTTGGGTAAACGGCTAAAACAGTTGTATAGCTCATGATTAAGCCTCCTCGATCCAATGATTACGATCGATGTAGCCAACCAATAAAATATTTATGTTTTTATGGTCATCACGATTGGTGAAGTCATTCCAAGGGTTGCCGCGTAGGTCTGTTACTGACTCAATAGCTAGGTTAGTTATTTCTGCAGCAATAAAGTCTGATCCTGCTACGCCGTAACTATCTGCTATGCCGTCAAAATCGAAGCTCACGTTTAGTTTGAAGCCGTCAATGCGGATAACTGCTACACCAGTTTTTTCACCAGTCTGCTTGGCACCTAAAAGCTCGTATTCAGAAGCAACGACTTGCTCGCTTTCATATGAATAATTAGAAGGGACGCTTGAATTGGCAGTTCGATATTCACAAGAACCTAAGGCTACAAGTACAGTAATTGCTGTAACTCCAGTTACCTTGTGCTTGTTTGAAAAGGTTTTTACGTTCATAATTGATCTCGCTGTTTGCAAAGCACATCGGACCTGGGGAGGGGCGGTGTGCTTTTTTGTTGTCTGTGAGATAAATATTAGGTAAACCTAATTATTAAGTCAATAGGTATTCCTAATAAAATTAGAAATACCTAATTTTTGTGTTTTAATAGACAAAAGAAAACCCATCACAGGGATGGGTTGTTTGGAGTTTGTTATGATCGCTAGGAATAAAAGAAACAGTTGTTGTGCACGCCTAGATATTTGGGATGAATCTCCAATAATTTTAGAAGGCGAGCTAAAGCTGATTGTGCTAGAAGCGCTATATGCTGGTGAATTAGATTTAGAGTGGAGACGCGAGTTCTTTTCAGATGCCATTGAAAAGTTAGAAAAACTAGCAGGTCACCACCCAACTCCTAAGCGTGCTTCTTAAGTGTAATTTCTGAGCGGAAGTTTCTATTTGACTTAATGTTATCAAGATAAAATTGGTCTTTGTCTGTTGATGATATGAATTTATTTATCGTATCCCTATCCATCATTGTATAGCAGATCCTATCACTGTTTTTAAGATCAATTTCAAGAGCATGATCGTTTAAGACAATATAGAAATTAATTAGTTCAGAATTAATATTTACAATTTTACTCACGTGAAATACTCCTCCCGATATGTTTTTAAAGGATCGTGTCGGGTCACGATAGGTAAGTTTATGAAATTAGAAAATATAGTAATTATTGAAAACAGACTTTTCCAAAACTCAACTCAAATTTACTTTGAAAATTTTCCATTTGATGGTGATGAGTTTTATGTGCCAGTTGGTGATTACACTAAGCCAATTGGTTTCCTAAAGTTTAAGCAAATTGCTAAGCCAGGCTGCTTTGAATTATCCGAATTAGTGTCCCTAGATTATCCCAGCCCAAATCCACAATTTTCGTTGTCAGGTGTTTTATACTCTCGCCAGAAAGCGATCGAAGCCCATCAATCAATTTGCGCTTATCAGCAGGCGGTAAATCGGTTGCCATGATTTTTGATTCTAATAAAGTTTTAAATTGGTCTGCTTCGAATTTTATTGTCACCACTCCAAATATTGCAGATAAACCTCCATCATTAGCCATGAAATCTGCACCCTTTTGGGTTAAGCGAGTATACCCAAGTGTGAATGTTGAGTTTTGTATTGCTCCAAAGCCAAGCTGAAGAAATATACTTTTAGGCTCTAATAATTCATGGGATTGTAGATAATATAAATTTGCAAATACCTTCTTCCTAGATTCGTCTTCAAGTTGGTACACTTCATGTGAAAAATCATAAGCTAAAGGGTAGGTTGAAGCCATTTTTTTCATCAACTCCAATTGCAAAACTCTATCAAGCAACATGAATTTCTCCAAACATATGTTATTCTCAATTTATCAATTATCTTGTGATATTGGTGGGCGCAAAGGCTAATGCTGCCAACATTAGTCAATCCAAGACCTTCCTAACCTTGGATGGAAAGACCGACTTATCATCGGTCTTTTTTTATTATTTAATTTTCTGTCCAAGCTTTCCTTATTTTACCAACTGCACTACTTGTTCATTTGTAAGGACTGGAATAAAGACTTTATCACCAATGTCCTTTGAGAGGATCTTCACTTCTTCGGCTGTTAGCACCAAAGCTTCACCATGTTTCGCAGCATCATTGATGCGAGCAATAATCTGGTTGATTGGTCGTTTTGAATTGTCCATAAGTCTTCCTGTGATTAATGCGAATAAGGATGTTCTTGTCTGTGCTGACTTGGTGGTACGATGTCAGTAATAGCTGTAATGCTTTCTACCTCATCCATTTCAAAGAAAAATCGCTCACCACCATTCACAGAAAGCAAACTTAAAACCCCACCATTGATGCCGACAAATTCTTTAATTGTGCATCTTCCATCCTTCAAGCACACTTGAACAAACTCATTCGGCACAAGATCTGCATCAGGGTCGCATACAACATACCAGCCATTACGAATTGCTGGAAACATTGAGTCGCCAGTTCCTTTAATGCCATAGGCTCTTGGTCCTGCTGAGTGAGTTGGAACATACCCATCTCCAGCATTGCCTTCATAACCCATATCTGTGAAATAGCCATCCATGCCCATCTTGGAGTAAGCCTTAACAGGAACCCAACGCTTAGATGATGGGATAAACGGTTTTTCGATAATTGTTGAAAATAAAAGAGCTTCATCACTATCACTAATGTTGTATTTCTTTTTGAACTCTTCGATATCCAGTTGTTTAAATTTATCTCTCGTGCTTGATTGAATCTCTCCCGTGCCAGATGCAAGCCATGAAGGATTAACATTCAAAAATTTTGAGGCACGTAATAAATTTTCACCTTCCATTGTTTTGGATTTTCCAGACAGCCAATCACTCACAGAAGGAGGTTTAACTCCTACTGCACGAGCAAGCTCAACACCTTTAATCTTTTTAGGTGGCAAAACTTCCATGGCATACCTAAGTCGTTCAGCAAGAGTATTCATACAACTATCCTCACAATGTTAGGAAATCCTAACATAAATAAAATTAGGTATTCCTATTGATTTAATATAAGGAATGCCTAATAATTAAAGAAAAATTAGGAGCACGTTATGAATGACGCACAACTTATAGACAAGCTAGGTGGTGTCACAGCGGTAGCAAGACTTCTGGGGATTGCTCCGTCATCAGTTAGTGGATGGAAAGCTATCCCCCTTGATAGAAAAATCAGGCTAGCAGTTATTGCTGAAGATCTTGGTTTAACAACGCGAAAAGAGCTTTTCCCTGATAACTATCAAGATATTTGGATTGAACTTCGTCCCCAGACGACAAAAAGCAAAAACCTTGGATCATTAACCGCTTAGGAACTAAACCATGAGCAAAGTATTAAATGAATTGCCTGCAAGCGCTAGCAATAACGAATCGCTCATATTGCAAGCACTTAACGCTAGCAATCAAAGACAAGTAGCAGAGATGATAAATGTCGATGCAAGCATCCTTTCACGGATGAAAACAGAAAAGAAATCAAATGGATGGACTGAGATTGAGTTTATTAGCTTTTTGTTGACAGCCATTGGTTTGAAGGTTGTGCAAGAAAGTGATGTGTATTGCTCACCTGAAATTGCAGAAGCAACGCGAGTTTATTTAGCACATGCATTCACTTCACCTGAATACATGCGGATTTTATTCAAATAAAAAACCACTCCCCATCCAGGTAGAGAGTGGTTTATAGGCATTCAATTGAGGTGAATCAAATGAACACAAATAATTTATCAGAACAGCCAACCGAACTCAACTCGCAAGATTTTTTAGTAGGCGATGTGGTTGTGCTTACATCGCAAGGCTCCAAAGATTACCTGCTTGAAATCATTGACTACAAGTACACGAATGATTTGTTCCGAGTAAAGGTTATCTCCTCTGGTGCTTGTGGACCAATCCATAAAAGCCAGATTCGCCACGCAACAGTTGCAGAACTTAACGCTAAACGCCGACTAACAAGCGCTGAGCAAGCATTAGCGGAGGTGTCATGAATTCTAAATTCCAAAACCAACCTGATCATAAACAAATGCAGCAAGTTCAATCATTTTATGAGCCTGCTTTGCGAGTACTTGGCCACCTATTTGAGGTGAAAAAGCAAAATTTACGCAACAAAGGGTATGACGAAAATAATGCGGCGGTAACCAAGGTTGAATTTTCAGAGGCTATGGCTCGTCAATTTCGCATAACGCAATGGTTAGCACAACAGATTGTAACCAGCTTAACCAAGGCGTGTTTGGTTGATTCTTTTGGAGGCTATGTTAAGCCAAAGGGTGGTGAAAAGTGAGATATGCAGCAAGAAGAAAACAGGATATTTCTGTTTCCACCACACCGCTAGAGGTGGTAATTCCACTGGAACAACCAGTAAAGATCTATTCGGCTAAAGAATTAGCAGCCATGCCACTTTCAGTTATGAATGCCGCAATTGAGGCTCAGGAAAGATTTTATCAACTTGAAGAATTAACCCATATGGGGGGGCAGGCTATAGCAGTTCGCCGTCTCATGGAGGATGGGCACAAACTAATTCAGGTGAAAGAAAAGTCTCGTATTCGCTACAAAATCAACAACGAATTTATTCCTCCAAGAATTATTCGTCAGTTGGAAATGCGCGGTCTTGTAAAATTAGGAGCAGTCACTGATGTATAAATATCTCCACCATATCAGCGACTTTATGGTTGCTACAGCGCACCTTAGCCCAGTTGAAGAGTGCTTTTATCGCCGTGCTCTCGATTTCTATTATTTGAATGAAAAACCATTACCCAAAGAAACCCAGTCGGTTTTTCGTCGGTTACGTGCAAATACCCAAGAAGAAAGGGATGCAGTATTAATTGTGCTGCAAGAGTTTTTTGTGGAAGAGGAAGACGGGTTTCACAACAAACGTTGTGATTCAGAAATCGCCGCTTATCAAAAAGTAGGGGATAAAAATCGTGAAAATGGTAAGAAAGGTGGGCGTCCACGTAAGGAAAAACCAAAAGAAAACCAAAGTGAAGGCGACTCGGTTAATTCTGAAAACCCACAAAAACCCAGTGGGTTAATTTTGGGTTCTGAAAGTGAAAGCCAAAAAAACCTTAACCATAAACCGTTAACCGATAACCAATATATAGATAGTAGTAGTAATGCGCGTGAAGAAAATTCGCAATTAACCCCAATTCAATTTGCTCAGTATCAGATCGATGATCACAAGCGTTACTCAATGCGTGAATTCATTTCTGAATACAGCGAGTTTCAATACGATTTCATCTCACTTGCTCAACAAAGATTTGTTTCTGTACCTGAAATCGACTTGAGAACCATGATTCAAAATTTCGGTGACTGGTACTTTGCAAACGAATCAAGTTCGTTGAATACACCAAGCATCTGGTTGGTTAAGTGGTTCTCTTGGGTTCAAAACAACGAGAAACAAGTTGCTGCTAACCGCAAGAAACAAGAGCAAATCACTTCAACCGGTCAAAAACCACAAGAGCCGGGTTATTTCGCCAATCTTTTTGAGGAACAAAGCGAATCTCAAATTTTGGATGTAACCCCGGCAAAAAAGTTTCCAATGATTGAGGAGGTAGGTCATGCATGAGATTACCTTGAACGAAGTGCGTCAATTAATCGCTTCTCTTCGCACTGTTTACGCTGCTCAGTTCAATAAGCAATTTCCAGCAACAGGCGAAAGTGCAATTCCTCTGTCAGTAGTTGAGCAAATTGCACTTAAAACACTGGTTGGCGTTCAAAAAAATCAATTTAACAACGCACTTGCTCGATTACTTACAGCAGGTGGGCGTTTTATGCCGTCATTTGCTGAATTTCGCACCTGGTGTATCGGTGAAAGTTGGATGTCTCCAGAGGAAGCTTGGTCACGTGCATGTAAGTTTACGACTGACCGTACCGTGGTTATTACACAAATTACAAAATATGCATTAGACGAAGTGATGTATTTGATCGAAGCCGGCCAAATGCGAGCAGCTCAAGATAATTTCTTCGGGACCTACAACGTGATGGTTGCTAAAGCTCAGTTAAAAGGCCGTCAGCAAGAGTTTTACACTCCACCGCTACAACTAGAGCATAAAGAACCTGAACACACCCCAGTAAGCAATGACGAAGCGCAAAAGCATCTCAAATCTTTGATGGAAAGGTTAAGGATTAATGGCCGTAAACCTGCACCAGTACAAAAGCTTCAAACAACGGAAAAAGAGCCAGAACTTAAACAAGAGTTAGGGCCAGATCCTTTTGACAATCCACATGAATATGCAGAGATGTGCCGCCGGGAGGGCATGCCAATTCCTAGAAATATTCAGCGATTGATTGATGGGGTGAATGTATGAATTCCATGACAAAAAATAAGTTATTTGGATTAGCTGATGATCGAACTGATGTATGGGCTACGCCGCAAGATTTTTTCGAAAAATTGGATCGAGTATTTAACTTTGATTTAGACGTTTGTGCTCTGCCTGAAAACGCTAAATGTGAACGTTATTTTACACCTGAAATTGATGGTCTAAAGCAAGAGTGGACTGGGACATGCTGGATGAATCCACCTTACGGCAAAGAAATCATCGATTGGGTTGCTAAGGCAGCGGAAACAGCAAGTAAAGGGCATACGGTAGTTGCACTCGTTCCTGTTCGCACTGATGCCCGTTGGTTTCAAGACTATTGTTTGGGTCGTGAAATTCATTTTATTCGTGGCCGCTTAAAGTTTGGCGGTTCTAAAACGAATGCACCTTTTGGTTGCTGTGTTGTGGTGTTTAGACCAAGCCTGATAGACGTCAGTTGGGAGAAATCAGCATGACCAAATTCGAGTTTTTGGGATGGGGCTTACTCATTTCGTGTGTAACAGCAGTACTTTGCGGTGCGGTGGTTTTGTGGTGGTTGGCGCGTAAAGAGCTTGATGAGAAAGGAGCCAGACATGAAAGCAACTAAATTGATTAGAGATAAAGGACTGCAATACGCGAAAGAAATCGTTGATTCAGCCCCTTCTAATGCAACTGAGTGGAATGAAGGTTTCGAGTTCCAATGTGGTCAAAGTGTAGAGATTAGCAAGGCTGACCGAGAAAAATATTTTGTAGACCTTTCTGAACTCAAGCGTCTGGTGAAGTCAGTTGAAATTATTAATCAGGCTGGTGGTTATGAGGTTGTAAAAACTGCCATTTCTAACTATCGAGCTTCTGGTGACATGGTCACATTCTCAAGTTTAGAAAAGCGTTTGAAAGACCACGAATCAATATACGGGGATAGTGAAAATGCAAAAATGCAACCACTGTAAAGCTGAGCAATTAATTAATTCGTATGGTGGTCTTCCAGAGGCAAAGGCTTACCTGAGGCGTTATTTCAAGCTGAATGGTGGATTAAGAAATAAGTATCCAAGAACAGGCTCTTTGATAACTCAAAAGAGGAATGAATTGCAGAGCGCAATTTTAACTGTAGAGGGCTTAAATAATGGACAGTAAATGGATTGAAGCGCAACGGCGTGAAATGGAAAAGCTTATTTCACCAGAGCTAATCAAGTCGAGAGATTTAGCACGTCAAAGTTACTTCGAACATATGGAAAAAGAAATGGCTGACCACGTATCGCGCTCAATTGAACCACTCAGCGGCAAAAAGCAAAGCACTCTGGTTGAACTAAGGGAGTCAATTGAAAAACTGGCTCAAAAGTATAAACAAGATGCTCATTCATCCAGCCTTTTTGGTGATCAGGATAAAGCGCGAGTTTATAACTGCTTTGCTAATCAATTAGACCTTTTGCTGAAAGGTGGTGCTTGATGTCATCAGTCAGCATTGTTGAATACCGCAAGTTATTTCCGATAAAGAAAAATAAAAAGCGGCGTTCAGCAAAGCAAGTTGCCAGACAACCAAGTGTGGGTGAAATGGTTCTGGCAACGCATTTAAGAGCATGCAAGATTGATTTTGAACAGGAATATAAATTCCATCCTGAACGTAAATGGAGAGCAGATTTTTTAATAACGGGAACAAAGATTTTAGTCGAGGTGGAAGGCGGGATCTGGAGCGGAGGTCGCCATACAAGAGGGAAAGGGTACATCGGGGATATGGAGAAGTATAACTCTGCGTCAATGATGGGTTTTACAGTTTTACGGTTCTGCACAGAACAAGTTAAAGCAGGTGTAGCAATTAAACAAATTGAGCAATTGGTGAGAGGTAAAAACTGATGAATATCGAAGTGAAAATTAAGCCAACAGTCAGAATGATGCAGAATGAGCTTGCACAGTGGGGGAAATGGGCACGTAATGCCTCTTTTAATCCTAGTGAATTAATTTATAAATCTCCAAGTTTAGGATTAATGCGACTAAAAGAGGGATTTAAATCTAAAGGTATTCAGGTTACTTTGAATGATGAAGCACTAGTTGCAATTGATCATTTAGTCATGCAGTTAAAGTTATCTCGACCAGATTTATACCAATGGATCGAATTTTATTATTTAAAAGGGTATCCAGTTGCAGTTCTGGCTACACATACAAAAGTTGATCGAAGAAATATTGATAAATATTTGTTAGCAGCAGAAACATGGCTAGATAGTAGACTTGAATCTATTTGTCAAAATCTATGAAATATTAGTTAAGGTAATTATTAATGGCAGATGAAATAACAGTAATTCAAGCAACAATTGAAGCTGCTCAAATTCAAAAGTGGGGAACTATTTGGGGGGCAGTGATAGGTGGTATTGCAATTGCAGTAGGTGTGTATTTCTCGTGGAGAACATCTTTGCATTTGCAAAAAGAAGCAAGACTTGCGGAGACAAGGAAAAATGTATATCTAGAGCTAGTTGAAAATTACTCAAAAATGATCTTAGGTTTTCAATTATTATTATCAGAATTAGATAAAAATTGGGAATTGCAAAAAAATCTAGTTCATGCTTTTAGTACTTCACTTGATAAAGCAGCATTTATTTGTGAAACTTCAACGAAGGAACAAATATATAAATTTTTAGATGTTTTTATAGAAAAATTTCGTAATTTACAGGAAAAAATTAATCCATTAATTATTTCGAACAGCGAAATTGAAAAGTTATCCTCCAGACATTCTAGATCTATTAAGCTATTTAATAATGCTTCTGAAGAGTATGAAAGAATCAAGTTATTTGGAGAGGGAATTGAGAGAATTCCATTGATACAAAAATATTTTGATGAAAAACTTAAAGAGTCTGAAGGTTACTTAAATTCGATGAATGTGCTTGGTGAAAAAATTAAAATTGATTCTAGAGAAATAAGCCCATTAATAACTGATTTAATAAATGAATCAAATATGAATGCTAATAAAGTTGTTCATCTATTAAGAAAAGAATTAGGGGCAAAGACCGATATAGATTTAGATACGAAATTACAAAATTTAATGATCATCGAGTAGAATTATTGCATTGCGCGCAGAGATATGACATATTCGTGCTATAGTGTTCGAAGTGTAAGTAAATCACTAGTATTAAAGCTCATCATTTGGTGGGCTTTTTTAATTTGCTTTAGAAAATTAATGTTATAATAAAAGAATAGATTACTTAGGTCTGTTGTTGTAGAGGAATGCATAAGTGGTTCAGTTCCACTTGTAGTGCTAGGATTAGTTGCCTTTTGCTTATCTTTTTTGTTGTCTTGTTTAACTAACTATTCAACTGTTTCATTAAGTTTGCTGGAGGTGCGTATGGTAAAAAAACATTCAATTATTGCTTTATCCATGTTTGCGAATGGTGTGGTAATTAATCTGTTTAGTACTCAGCTTGTAGCATTGCAGACCTAAGTGATTTAATTAAAAGCTCATCAAATGATGAGCTTTTTTGTTTTGTGCTATAGTCCAGTCTGATTAAAAACTGGTACTTATAATGAATATCTGTGTGGGTGGTGAACTCAATGGGCAAGTGATAGAAAAAAGGGGTGTTAAGAACAAAGATGTATATAAATATTAGTAAATTATAAAATTATTAAATAAATTCAAATATTTAAATTAAAAATAAGTGATAAAACTTTAACAATATTTACGTACGTGATGAATTTAGTAACTCAAATAAACATTATTTTAGACGGATAATTATAAAAAACGGAGTACAAATGTCATGAATAAGAATGTAGAGCTAATAAATTACATTGATGTAGCTGAGACAGTTTACGAACGGGTATATGAAAATAATAAAATTTCAAATAATTTGATTGTTAATCTAAATCGCATTATGGCTGAGATAAAGAATCAAGCTGCAGAAAAAAGACTCAAATTGAAGTACAGCTCAATAGACTTTGAACATTGTTTAAGTTTGCCTTTAGCTGATCGCAAAATAAAAGTAGATTTAAGCCTTATACCTCATTTTGAAGATCGTGAAGAAAGTATTTTGTGGTTAACTAACTTTATTGGAAAAATTTGTGAGCCCAGAAAGATGCAAAGACAGAAAAAAAATCTTCATTAAGTACCTGTGAATTTTAGATGAACCGCCCTTAAAGCGGTTTTTTATTGCTAGTAGAATATTTAAGGTATCTTTTCTAATAGGCACATACTATTGAAGTGTTTTTTATTTATTTTCTAGATTGAAAAGATTGCTATTTAAGTAATTTAAATATAAAAATCTTTATTGATTGAGAGTAGTTGTTATACAGGATATTTATAAGGATTTTAAAATGACAATTATCACATTGCTTGATGTTGAGACGAAGAAGAAGGTGATAGTTCGGTCCGTAATAGATCCAATAGCAATAATAGACAAAAAAGGGAATATACAAATTATTCAAATTCATAAATGGCTATATGATGAATCTGGAGATTTCGTTGATGAAGACTTATATGAGGCACTCAACAATGGAGAAGTTGGAATATACATAACTTTGCAGTATATGATCATTGATATTGAAAATTAATTATTTTATTTTTAGTCAGTTTGAGTTCTTACTCTCTAGAGCCTAATGGTTACTGCACATAAGACCTTATTAAGTATTACCTATTGATGGGCACATATTCTTTATAACTCTTGATAAGTAAAAAAATTATGTAGGCTAAAAATAAAACTATTTAAAAAAGAAATCTTTATCTATTTAAATATGAATATTTGATATTTTTAATTCAATCCCTATTGCTAGTGCTTAAATATTATGCCAATATGAAGTTGGAGATATTTCCGAATAGATATTTCCTATTTCAGGTCTAAGCGTTTTTTTTCGCTAAGCCCATTTCTGAATAAAAATAGGAAGTGGGCTTTTTTATTTTTAAATATTTCAGTATTATCAGTGTGTTGCTTTAAGTAACACTAACCTTATTGATCAGCGCAAATATCAAAAAAAGGGGGAGCTTGCCTACTAGGCAAGCTTTTTAAATTGATAATTTAAACACAATAATCCATTTTAAAGCTCAATAGAAAAATCAAACTTCCCTAGCTTTTATTCGTACTAATTTATTGAATATAATCGTTTTTATAATTTTTAAAATTTCCTTAAACTAAAAATGGAAAATTTCTTGTTGCAACATTGTTATAATAGGACTACCTTAAGAAAAATACTTTATAAAAATGAGGAGCTGCCGAAATGCCACAGTATCTCATGTTTGCGGAAAATATTTATAACAAAATTAAAGATGAGGAATTGTTTTCACATGACTGTATTGAAAATATGAACTTACTTATGACATGTATACGCAGAGAAATTGAGGGAACAGAATTTAAATTAAAATATAATTTTATTGATTTTGTTGAATTGTTTAGTAGACCATTAGATGAATGTAAAGTAAAAATAGATGTGAGTTTGATTCCTCCTCATAATTCAGAAGGTGAGTATATTTTATGGTTAGCTGGATTAATCGAAAAAATTACAGAAGGTGGACCTAAACCACCTCCGCCAATTAAAAAATTTATTCCAGAGTTTATGAGCTTAAAATCTGAATTAGATTTTTTACCTTCAAATGAGGAAAAAATTCAAACCGAAGGTAAAGAAATTACGGATTACTTTAATTCAAAGCTTTATAAGGCAACTTTTAAGAAGTAATACTATATTGCCTGTGAGTTTAGCCACCGCCTTAGGGCGGTTTTTTTATGGGTGAGAATAATGGATTCTACAGAATACTTTTGGCTTACTCGGAAAAAAGAACCTAAAACCAAGCCTAAATCCAGACCGCTACCTAAAGCTACTCAAAAGTACTTAGAGGCAGAGGAAGAATTTACTGAAGCTTTAGACAATCTGGAAATTAAATACGAAAAGAAATTCCAGTTTAAGTCTACTAAGCATTGGCGTTTTGATTTTCATTTAATTGAATATCGTATTTTAGTTGAAATTGCTGGTGGACCTTGGTCTGGTGGGCGAAAGGGCAAGCTGGCAACAAAGGCGTGGAGTTTGGACCGTTACGATGTTGCTGAAGAAATGGGATATACCGTTGTTCGGTTAGAGGCAGCACCAAGATTTAAGATTAATGAATATGGTCCATTGCAGATCCAAGCTCATTTCGCTAGTCAGTGGCTTAAAAACTTAAAGAGGCAGATTTTTAATGGAGCAGATCAGACCATTTCCACCGACTGATTTTATTGATCAAGCAGATGAAGAGGAAGCAATTAGACTAACACCAGCACCAGATCTAAAAAAATGGGTTGTTGCTAATTACTTAACTATTGGTGGACCTCTTTATAACCCCGATCATGATCACATAGCTGAGCTGCTCCACGATAATGAAGAATTTTTAGCATTTGCTTGGGCCTCTTCTGCATATAAAAGCAAGCAGGCGATGGTGCTGGGGCAATGTGAAAAAGTCATGTTCAATGTTGGTGGCTGGCGCAAAGCTAGACAAGAGCAACAGATGCGAGACTGGTTCGGCTTTGTGCCAACTTACTTAATAACTGTCGACGCTTCTTTTTGTGAGCGTGCAAATGATACAGAGTTCTGTTACTTGCTTGAACATGAGCTTTATCACATTGGAGTGATGAGAGACGAGGACGGAGAAATTGTTTATAGCGATAGTTCTGGTCTTCCTAAGCACTATCTTGCAGGTCATGACGTTGAAGAGTTTATTGGCGTAGTTAAACGTTATGGCCCAAGCAAAAATGTTAAGCGACTTATTGAAGTCGCAAAGAATCCGCCGTTTGTTTCGAATCTTGATATTTCAAAATGCTGCGGAAATTGTGTAATCAATTGAGCCTTTTGGCTCTTTTTTTGTCCTGTTTGCTGTACGTAGCTGTACGAAGGGGAATTTATGGCAGCACTAAAAGAGCCTGTGAAAATATTTATAGTTCAGTCTCTTGCTTGCCGTGATACACCTCAGGAAGTGGTGGAAAACGTCAAACAAGAGTTTGATGTGGAAATTAGCCGAAGCCAGTGCCAAGCATATGACCCAACCAAATATTCAGGCCGTAATTTAAGCCAAAAATATGTTGAGCTTTTTGAGAAAACCCGAGAAGAGTTTGACAAGGGTTTAATTGATATTCCAATTGCTAGTAAGTACTACAGATTAAAGCAATATCAAAAACAACTGGAGAGAACTCGGAACGTCAAAACAGCCTTAAAAATTCTTGAGCAAGCCGCTAAAGACATTGGTGGTCAATTTACTAACCGCCAAGAAATTACAGGCAAAGACGGCGGTCCAGTCCAAACAGTTAATTCAGAAATTCCAGTTCCAATGGAAGATTACTTAAAAGCGCGGAGGGAAGTCTTAGATGAGTACTGATGCGGCTCGGGATAAAGCCATCCGGATCGAGGCGCAAGAAGATTTATATTTCTTCACAAGGTACATGTTTAAGGAGCGCCGTGGTTATAAATGGATGCAGAACTGGCACCACTTAGAAATCTGTGAAGCTTTGATGAAAGTTTATCGCGGAGAGATAAAGCGGTTAATTATTAACGTTCCACCACGATATTCTAAAACTGAAATTGCTGTAATTAATTTTATGGCTTGGTGTTTCGGAAAGAAGCCTGACTGTGAGTTTATTCATATCAGTTACTCGGCAATGCTTGCCGCAAATAACGCCTTCCAGATTCGAACACTCGTACAAGAGGAGGCGTATAAAAAGGTCTTTCCTGATCTCACATTGCGTGATGATAGTAAGGCTAAAGACTTCTGGAGGACTTCTCAAGGCGGTGTCTGCTATGCGACTGGTACAGGCGGTACGATTACTGGTTTTGGTGCGGGTAAACTTCGTGATGGGTTTGGTGGATGCATCATTATCGATGACCCACACAAAGCGCATGAAGCTTCTTCTAAAACAATTCGAGAAGGGGTAATTGATTGGTTCCAAAACACCCTTGAGTCGCGTACTAACTCACCAGATACACCGATTATCGTCATCATGCAGCGTTTGCATGAGGATGATTTAGCAGGTTGGTTGTTAGGCGATAGAAAAGACGGCGTTCCTGTAGCTGGTGGAAATGGTGAAGTGTGGGAGCATCTATGTCTTTCAGCTATTCAGGAAGACGGATCCGCACTATGGCCAGCAAAACACAATATCCAAAAGTTAAGGCAAATGGAGCAAGCTGCGCCGTATGTTTTTGCCGGACAATATCGTCAAATGCCATCACCGCCAGCAGGCGGTTTTTTTAAGCCCGACAATATTCAAATTGTTGATGCTTTGCCTGCGGATGTATTGAAACAAGTTAGGGCTTGGGATTTTGGGGCTACCGAAAATGAGGGCGACTTTACAGTAGGTGTGCGAGAAGCTCTAGGCGCAGATGGTTTTACTTACATTGTCGATGTAACTAGAGGACAGCTTGGACCTGACAATGTGAATAAGCGCTTAGAACAAACAGCAAAAATAGATGGGAAAAAAGTTTCTGTGCGTCTACCACAAGACCCCGGTCAAGCTGGTAAATCGCAAGCTAGTTCATTTGTGAAGCTTCTTGCTGGTTATAACGTGATAGCCAAACCAATTTCAGGTGACAAGCTCACACGGGCACAACCATTTGCGGCTCAAGTTAACGTAGGAAATGTACGTATGCTCAAAGGTGAATGGAACAAGGACTTTATTGATGAGCTTCGTCATTTTCCTAACGGTACACATGATGACCAAGTGGATGCAGCCTCAGATGCATTTAATGAATTACATGAAGGTTTTGAAGCCTTTTTTGCTGATATGGGATTTGCTCGATGAGTGATGTAACTTTTCAACATGCTGAATATGTTAAGAACTTGCCATACTGGCAAAAACTTGATGATGTTTGTGAAGGTGAAGATGCAGTTAAGGCTAAAGGTGAAAAATATTTGCCGATGCCAAATGCTCATGATCAATCACCTGCAAATAAAAGTGCTTATGAGGCTTATCGTACTCGGGCAGTCTTTTATGAAGTAACGGGGACTACATCTAATAGTTTAGTTGGTGCAGCTTTTGCAACCGATCCAAGTTTTAAATTTCCTCCGGAACTTGCTCATTTAGAACGTAATGCAAATGGTGCTGGTCTTAGTACTTATCAATTGGCTCAAAATGGTATTCGCCATTTATTAAAGCATTATCGTTGTGCTTTATATGTAGATTACCCGGATGTATTACCAGCTCGTAATCTAGCGGAATTTAAAGCACAAAAAGCCTATCCGATGATTCATTTGCTCAATGCCCTTGATGTAGTGAATTGGGATTCAGTAATGATCGATAACCAGAAAAAGCTTTGCTTAGTGGTTATACGTGAATTTAAGTCTGAACGAGGTGCTGATGGCTTTAGTAAAACTGAAGTAGAGCAATATCGTGTACTTCGTTTAGAGCAAGAGGGTAATGGAGAATATATTTATTCCGTTCAGGTGTACACAAAGGGTGAAAAGGGTAACTGGGTTGGCGGAGATAAGAAGTTTCCAACAGATTACAACGGGAATTTCTGGACCTATATACCTTTTACATTTGTAGGTGCAATTGATAATTCAGAAGAGATTAAAAAGCCTCCATTACTTCCTTTGGCTAATCTCAATTTAGCCCATTACAGAGACAGTGCGGACTTTCAAGAGTCCGTTTTTTATATGGGGCAACCTCAATATTATGCGAAGGGTGTTAATTGGGAGTGGTATGACCAAGCCAAGAAACGTGGCATCTACATTGGAGCGAAAGTACTTTTGCCTTTACCTGAAAATGGTGGTTTAGGAATTGTACAAGCCGACCCTAATACTCTTGCCCGGGAAGCGATGAAAGATAAGTGGGAAAAAATGAAGGAGATGGGGGCGCGTTTAATTGAGAAGGGCTCGGGAAGTAAAAAGACCGCTACCGAAGCGAATAGTGATGACGCCGTTCAGCATTCAGTTCTTTCGCTCTGTGTCGTTAATATGAATGAAGCCTTGTCAGCAGCATTACGATGGGCAGCAAAGTTTGTAACGCCTAATGTGGATGTTCTAACTAAAGATGATTTGATGTTCGAAATCAGTCAAGAATTTAACAAACAGGGTTATTTAGCTGAGTTAGCTCGACAGTTATTTGAAGCAGCTCTACAAGGCCGATCTTCATTTAAATCATGGTGGGAATACAACCAAACAGGTATGTTCCCTAAACAAAAATATGAAGAAGAGCTTCAGAATGTTGAAGCAGAGCAAGATGGGACTTTAAATCAAAAGGTAGAGTGAGATGGCAACAGATATCAAAAAACTATTTGAAGCACTCACTCAGCACCAGGCCTATCTTTATCGTGCTTCATCAAAAACGGTAAATGAGTTATTGGCTTTATTCAATGATGATACGAGCAAGATGCTATCTAAGCTTCGGGATTTATTGGATGAGCTTAATGAGTCGGAGAAAGTTGCTTTAGCTGGTGGTAAATATACAACTTCAAATTTAAGGGAAATTAGGGATTTGATTGCCCAATGGTTTGCCAGTGTTAATTTAGCATTACCTGAAGCTTTTGCCGTTTCTGCTACGGCGCTGGCTGTTTATGAGGCCAATTACGTAGCTAAGCTCTATGGAGCAAAAATTAATAAGCCTGATGGGGAAAAACTATTCTTATCCGCTAAAAAAGTTCCGTTGGCAGGTGGCGCTCTTGTCGATGATCTGCTTTCAAGAATTGCTGAAAGTGCCCGTCAAAAGGTTGAGTATGCAATTCGAGATGGTATTAATTCAGGCAAAACTAACCAAGAAATTGTTCAGCGTATTCGAGGGAGCAAACGGCTTAACTATGAAGATGGGATCTTAAATGGTACCAAAACTGATATTGAGCGAACGGTAAGAACTGTGCGAAGTCATGTAGCTAATCAAGCCTATCTAAATAGCTTCAACCAAATTGGCTTTGAATATGTCCGATTTGTTAGTGTTTTAGATGGACGAACTTCTAAGCTTTGCGCTTCATTAGATGGTTCAGTTTGGGAAATAAACGATCCGACAAAGCGGGTACCGCCGTTGCATCCTAACTGTCGCAGTATCTTGGTACCAGTCGAGAAGGACGGTCAACTTGTTGGCGAACGGCCATTTGTCATGGACGAACGTCGAGTTAAAGACATCCCGAAAGAAGAGCGAAGCCAGTTAATAGGGCAGTTAGATGCCAATACCACTTTTAAAGAGTTCTTCAAAAAGACAGATGATTTCTTTCAAAAAGAATGGCTAGGGCCAAAGAGGTACAAGCTTTATAAAGAAGGAAAGTTTGATTTTGAAAAGTTCTTTGATCCTGAAGGGCGACTTTACACATTGGACCAACTTAGAAAGTTGGATGAGCTAAATTTTCAAGAACTAGGATTATAAATAAGAGTATTTTAATATCTAATACCTGAATGTTTTTACTTTAGTGAACTATTATGGTTAAGGATATTAAACGATCAATTAGAGATAAATATAAAAGAAGAGAGACAGGTCTGAGGATTGTACTTGAAGATTTTATTATTCATGCAAATGATCGAATTGATGAAAGTAGAGCAGGTGTTGCTAGGAATAGTAATGACATTAAATTATATATTCAAAAGTGTCAGGAACTATTGGATGTCTTGCCTGAAATTAAGGAGCCAGAATTTAATTTTAACCTTTCATTAGATGATTTTTATCAAACTTTGGAAGTTCCTAAAATTGTAATTGAAAACGATTCAAATGAGTTAAGTGAAGAGCTGTTTAAGGAGTTCGAAGAACAAAATCGAGATTTTTTTGATCAAACTGAAATAAATAAATGATTATTTAATTTTTAAAAAGCGCCCTTTAAGGCGCTTTTTTTATGCCTGCCGAATGCGGATGCAGACGGTGTAACCGGGCGGATGCCCATTTTTGTATATAGGTTGGATGACCAATGAAACTTAAAACAGTAACAATCGACGGTAAAGTTTATGCGGAAGTAGACGGAGATAAGCCGATCTATATTCATGATGACGGCAAAGAAATGCCACATGATGCGCCACACTCGGTAGCAACAATTGCACGCTTAAACAATGAAGCTAAAACACATCGTGAAGCCAAAGAAGCAGCCGAAAAAGCATTAAAAGCTTTTGAAGGAATTGAAGACCCAGCGGCAGCTAAAAAGGCATTACAAACAATCCAAAATCTCGACGATAAAAAGCTGGTGGATGCCGGTGAAGTTGAGAAAGTGAAAGCTGAAGCTATCAAGGCAGTTGAAGAAAAATATGCTCCGATTGTTGAGCAACGTGATGCTCTTGAGGCCTCATTGCATAAAGAGCTTATCGGCGGTGGTTTTGCTCGTTCTAAGTACATTCAAGACAACATTGCAGTACCTGTGGACATGGTTCAGGCAACATTTGGCCATCACTTCAAAATCGAAGAGGGCAAGGTGGTTGCATATGATCCGAACGGCGAAAAGATTTATTCGCGTGTCCGCCCGGGTGAACTTGCAAATGTTGATGAAGCTTTAGAGTCATTGGTTGGTGGATACCAGCATAAAGACTTAATTCTTAAAGGTGGTAAAGGAACTGGTGGCGGTTTTCAAGGTGGGGGCAAAGGTAGAGCGCCTGCAGGAATGAAACGCAGTGAAATGTCTGTTTCTCAGAAAGCAGAATACATCAAAGAACATGGCAATGATGCCTTCCTAAAACTACCGAACTAATCATTATATATTTGGAGATAAGTAGTTATGACTACGACAGTTAATTCCGACATGATCATCTACAACCAACTGGCCCAAACAGCGTATTTAGAACGATTACAAGACAATTTGAATGTCTTTAATGAAGCTTCCAATGGTGCGATTATTTATCGTAATGAAATCATTCAAGGTGACTTCAATAAAAATGCATTCTACAAAGTTGGTGGTAGCATTAAACATCGCGATGTGAACTCCAATGCAAAAGTCACTCCGGAAAAAATCGGTGCAGGTGAGTCTGTAGGTGTAAAAATTCCATATAAATATGGCCCTTATGCATCTACTGAAGAGGCATTTAAGCGCCGTGCTCGTACACCAGAAGAATTTGCTATGGTTGTTGGTTACGATCTTGCAGATGCATTGGTTGCAGGCCGATTAGAGTACAGTTTAGCTTCTTTAAAAGCTGCTATTTCTAGCAATCCAGACATGGTTGCAAAAGGTAGTATCGTTGTTGATGGCCGCAAAGCATTAACTCGTGGTATGCGAAAGTTTGGTGATAAGTTTGGCCGCATTGGCTTATGGGTGATGAACTCAGATACCTATTTCGATATTGTCGATGATGCAATCACTAAGCAAATTTATGGTGAATCTGAAATCGTTATCTATGGAGGTTTACCGGGAACCTTAGGAAAGCCGGTCTTGGTGACGGATGCTGTAGGTGATAACGATGCTTTTGGCTTGCAGTATGGTGCTGTAACTGTAACTGAATCACAAGTACCGGGCTTCCGAGCTTATGACATCAATGATGAAGAAAACTTGGCAATCGGTATGCGTGCTGAAGGTGCATTTAACCTAGATATTCTTGGTTATAGCTGGGATACATCGAAAGGTGAAAATCCTGATCTTACATTACTTGGTTCAAGTGCTAACTGGATTAAATATGCAACCAGCAACAAAATGACAGCAGGTACCTTACTTGATTTATCAGGTACAGCGACAACTGGTTAAAACCTAAAAATTAAAACCTAAGGGGGCTAATAAGCCCTCTTTTTATTATTAAGAGAAAAGCGCCATGAAGATTATCTATACACGCATTGCAGCAGCTGCTGCATTAGAGACGGGCATTATTGCTAACCCTGACTATTATGAAAACCCAAATTTGAAAGCAAAAGAGGTAATTATTTACGGTAATTATCCAAAGATTCAAAAGGATTATGAATCTTTGGAAGTTCCAGTTGAAGTTCGTAAGTTGGAAGAGCCACAAAAAACGACTTTGGCCACTGTAAATGTCGCAGTGGGAATTACCCCTGAACTTCAAGCTGTGTTTGATGATGCAAAAGCTGAATGTGAAAAGGTAGTTGAAGAAAACACTCAGCTTAAGCAGAAAATTGCCATCTTAGAGCAGGCCGGTGGTAACCAGTCAGAGTTGTTATCTGAGAATTCACGATTAAAAGATGCAGCAGTCTTAGCAGATAAAGCTCTCAAAGATGCTGAAGCCCAAGTTATCGGTATTAAAGCTGAATTTGAAGCTTTTAAAAACGATATTTCTGCAATGCAAACACGTATCGCTGAATTGGATGCTGGAAAATCGGCAGAAAACCCAGCTACAGAAACGGCAGCTAATGATTTTGAAAACTGGTCAAATGATCAATTAAAAGAGTATTTAGCTAGTAAAAATATTGGTTACAAGCCGTCTGCAACAAAAGCAGAACTTCTTAAATTAATCCCTAAGGAATAATGCAATGAGCTTTATTACTGTAGATGACGCAAATTCAATTTTGGGCAGCGATTTTGCACCAGACAGTGATAAAGCTCGTCTGGTTAAACTGGCAAATGTCTGGATGAAAAACAGAATAGGATTTGTACCAGATCCAATTGATCCACTTCTTAAGGATGCAGCTTGTGAAATTATCAAAGGCATTCTGGCCAAGGTAATTTATAACGGCAAAGACCAGCAGTTGAAGCGTAAGAAAGTTAAAGCTGATTCAGTCGAATCTGAAAAAGAGTATCAAGAAGGTACTGAAGCGATTTCTAGCTTTGAACAGATAGCAATTGATTATATTGATTCGCTTGATTTGAAAGATCCTAATGCAAGTTTTAATAGCTTCGGCATTCCACTTTACAGGGCATAAATAATGGGCTTACGTGACGAAATTCAGGCAGATATTGCTGAAGCATTTAATGAAGATTTAGCAGATGCCGTTCATACCTTTACATGTGAACGGATTTCAAAAACGAATTGGGATCCTAAAACTGAAACGTATGTTGAAGTTAAAGAAAACTATTCTGGGCGTGGCGTTCTGTTTGGCTCATACAGTCAATATGAGATTCAGACGCTTGGAGTCTTGGCCACAGATAAAAAGGCTACCGTTCTTCAAAACGAAGTAACTATGACTCCAAAAATTGATGATGAATGGTTAACAGCCTTAGGCTCATTCCGAGTTATCCATATTCAACAAGATCCAGCCAGTACAATCTGGAAATGTCAGTTGAGGAAGGTTTAAATACTTGGTCTAATAACCTTCTAAAATAGGGGGATATATGGCTCAAGATGATTTAAAAGTAAAAATAAGAAGGATTTGGAAATGGACTTTAATTGGCATAATTATTTTCTTAGTTGTTTCATTCTTTCTTAAGAGTTCATATCCAATCACACATCATAAATTTAACTTTGCTGATGCATATGATGTTTTAAAGGATACTTTAACACTTGCAGCAGCATTTCTAGCTCCAGTTGCAGCTTTTGTATTATTTGATGATTGGAGAACTTCTCATAGACTAAAAAATAATGAAACTGAAGTAATAGAAATTTTAAAAAAAGTAAAAAATATTCCCTTTAGGGCGAAAGATCTAGCTAAGGATTTAGAAAGTTTTTATGAAAACAATCTTACTAAACAAGAAATAGAAGATTATGAAAACAAAGCATTTGCAATTTCAGCCGAAATTTTAGCAGAGCTAGGAAATATTAATTTCTCTAAGAAAAACTTTGTAAATATTAAGTTTCACGATAAATGCTTAAATTTATATAGTGAGACTTATAAGTTACTCACAAATATTATTATGCTTTGTGATGCATGGACCTGTTTAGATTTATGCAAAAAAGATGCTAGTAGGCATGACCAACTTCCGAGTTTGATTGCTCGTGAAGATGTTAGCAGTGCAATTTTTTTTCAATCTGCTAGAAAATTTCTAGGATTATTTGATGATAATTTAAAAGAAATTGATAACTTGGCAGATGAACATAGAATTAGGTAAACAATAAAAAGCCCACATAAGTGGGTTTTTTATGGGTGCAATTAAGGAGTTTAAATGATTAATACCGATTATGTGCCCGAATGGTATATCTCACCGTTTCAACATGTCAAATATGCACTTGCTAGAAATCAAATACATATGGATTTGTTATTTGAAGATATGGGCAAAGCTGATCAATTTTTAGATATGGGGGCGGATGCTCAGGTTAGTTCTTATTCAGATGGTGCATATGCAATTGTCCAAATTGGAGATACAGCGGATAAGAACCAAATACAAGTTTATGGATTGCTTTTACATGAAGCTGTTCATATCTGGCAAATAGTAAAACGGAGAATGGGTGAGCGAGAGCCTAGTGTGGAATTTGAAGCTTATTCAATTCAGGCAATCGCTCAAGACCTATTTGAAATGTTCGAAGCTAGTGAGGTAAATCATGGGATGGAAGGGGAAAAAGCCGACTAGTTTTAGTCTTGATGTGTCTAAAGCAGCAGAAGACCATGTAAAGAATATTGTCATGGATACCGTGCAATCCTTAGTTAATTTAAGTCCTGTTGATACTGGAGCATACCGTGCTTCACATATTGTTTCGGTTGGATCTGCTGATTTCGGCGTGCGTGAACCTGAAACAAACCCAATTCAAGATGCAGCTATTCAAGCTGTAAAAATTAAATTGGGTAATTTGGTCTATATTCAGAACAATAAAGCTTATGCACCCCGTTTAGAAAACGGTTGGTCTGATCAAGCGCCACAAGGTATTTATGGCCTCACGTTTAATTTTATTTCTCAAAAGTACGGTGGCTAAAATGGCAATGACTTTAGAGCAGACTAGGCAAGCTATTATTGATCGCATGCAAAGCTTTAGGGGTATTGCTCAAGAACGGATTCAGTATCCAAATGCACCTGACTTTACTGTTCCAACAAAAGGTGTATGGTGCCGTTTAACGATTGCAGGTGGCCCGAGTTTTACCTCAGGCATTGCAGATAAACCATGTACTCGCCGTACCGGTAATATCATGATTCAATGCTTTGATCGACTTCATGTGGGAGAAAAAGCTTTAACGGTTCTTGGCGATGCTTTACTGGCACATTTTGAATATTTCACAATCGAACACTTAGAATGTTTGAATGGTCAATCTATTTATGCGGGTAAAGATGCTGATTTCATTCAGTATAATGTGAGCATTGGGTACAAGGTGAATTGATATGTCATGTATGCTGACTTTAGAAGAAATCGAAATTAAACGGCAAGAACTGGAACGGCATCTTGAAGATGTTATGTCTGTTGAGTTGAGCAAATGGCAATCTGAAAACAAGCTATGTGTTTCTGATGTGAATATACGCTTGGCTAATGTTGTTAGTCTCGGAGGGCCTAAACATAACGTTGTTACTGGAGTAAGTGTCGATTTAGATAATGAGCTTTGAGTTCAAGAAAAAGCTACAGCAAGGCGATTATTTTTAATGACCTCAGCATATTATCATTTGAGATTACATTCTGTTACAGTAATAGAAATTTATAACAAATGGTAAAACATGAAAAAATCAACTTTAGGCTGGGGTGCCGCAGGATTAGTAGCTTTAGGGATTTTTGGTTCAGGCAATGATAACTCTCCAAAACAAACTTCAGATTCAGAAAATGCACAGAGTGCAGTAGAGGAAGTTATCGAATCAAAATATATCAACACTAATTCTTTAAATATTAGAGATAAACCAAACGGTCACGTAGTAGGCAAGTTAGGACGTGGAGAAAAAGTTGATATTTATGAGACGAGAGGAAACTGGGCACGTATTTCCTTAAATTCCTCATCACCTCAGTGGTTATCAACAAAGCTATTATGTGAAACGGATGGTTGCTTTAAACAAAAGTCTCGATCAACCACGTCAAATAATTATCAGGCCTTAAAATCTCATCCTCATCATTCTGAAAGAAAACAGAAGAAAACCTACTACGATAGTGATTGTTCATGTGCTGTGGTGGATTATTGCGTGGGTCCTAGAGGTGGGCACTACTGTATTACGAGTGGAGGAAACAAGAGATATAAACCTAGATATTAACTAATTTGAATTATGAGACCTCCATTTTGAGAGGAATTTTATGTCTTATTTACTACCACCTCATCGGTGGTTTTTTTATGTCTATAGGAATCACTTATGAGCAATCATGTTTTTAAGCGTGGTGACACATTCAACTTAAATCTGCAGCTAGTTGATATGGATGATGCACTGCAATATCCAGCCAATGATGTACGTCGAGCGATCGATTTAACGGGATATACCTTTACTTCGCAAGTTAAAACTCTCGATGGAACCGCCGTAGCAACGTTGACTTGTGCAGCGTTAAGTCAAAGCACTCAGAAAGGCTGGCTCAATATTAAATCAGGAACAAGTACTGCTACATGGCCTTTAGGCTTGTGTCAGATGGATATCAAAGCCGTCGTGGGTGGTGTGACTCAACATACCGAGACTCTGACTTTTCAGGTAATTGACGGGGTAACTGCATAATGGCAAATCTAGTCTTTAAATATTCTTGGGATCATCGGCCTTATCCCTATAACTCAGCTCAAGGTAAGCGGCAATTTATGCTGCCTTTTGCTTCGGGTATTCCAAATTTGACACCTGATTGGACACAGGTTCAAGGTGCTGGTACTGCTGCTACAGGCACTTTAACGACTTCAACGACTGATGGTAACATTGGTAGAGTAATGAGAGTGGGGGATTTTGGTATTGGAGCCAAAAGCGGTATTCAATTTAGTAATCCTACAGAACAGGTCCCTATGCCGAATGAATGTGGCTTCTATACTGTTGGAACGAATACAGCAACGTTGAGAGCCGGGTCATGGATGGTTTCAGGCTTTTCTCAAAATGCTATGGGCGGTTTAGGTATTGTGCCATCAAGTGGCGAAGCATATATTGCCTCATACCATAACGCTACAAACGTTTTTAATCTATTCACGATTAGAACAACAAAAAATACTACTGTTGATGCCAACGGTTTTATCAAGGCAGCTTCACCAATTGTAAAGCTCTTTGCCAACTCAATTGAACTGAATGAGGATGCCAAAGATCAGGAAATCACATTTGAAAAGTTGGGTACAGGCGATTACTTGATTAAAGGATCATTAGGCTTTGCTCAGGAAGGTTGGTATATCGAAATTCCTAAAGATGCCAATGGTAATACAGTCGTGGCAGTGCTCTATGAAACATTAGAGAACGGTGATCTTTCAATTAAAACCTACAAGCGAAAGTTTGACTTTGATATTGCTGCAGTCGTGGCTGACCTGGACAATCCGCTTGATATTCCTACTGGGCGTTGGATTGACATCCGTCTGCATGAAGAGCCTGTGCCGGAACCTGAAGAGCCTTTGAGTGAAACACCAGTTGAGTTCCAGCCTACTAACTTATCTCAGGCAGTAGCTGCAGCAATGATTGGTGTGGAACCGCCAGAAATCTCCGACACAGATGCAACACTTTAAAAACCCGCAAATTTAGCGGGTTTTTTTACGCCCATTTTTTATAACTTCCCGCTGATGAAGCGGGTTTTTTATGCCTAAATTTTGGAGAACTATAAATGAGTTCAGGCGCAAAAATTCGATTATATGCTTGTGAAGAAGCAGTTTTAGGAACGACCCCGGCAAATCCAGTTTGGTACACCGTTCGCCGTGTCAGTGATGGTTTATCTGAAAACGTCTCAACTGAAGAAAGCAGTGAAGTGGTGGATTCACGCTACCGTCAAGGCGGTGTGGTCACAGAAGCTGAAGTAGCTGGTCAGTTAGAGTTTGAATTGTCACTTGGTACCTTTGATTTATTCTTAAGTGCTTTAGCTTTCAATAACTGGGCAGCAAACAGCTTAACCATTGGTGGTACCGTACGTAAGTCATTAACGCTGGTTAAAGTTTTTGAAGATATTGGGCAGGTGTTTATCTACCGTGGTGTGCAGGTAAATACCGGTGAAATCACCATTCAAACAACTGGGAAAATCACAGGTAACTTTGGACTTGTTGGTAGCTCATTTACCCGTCAGCAAGTCAATCCTGTCACTAATCCTATAGCGGCTTCAACCCGTCCATTGGTCAGTATGCCAAACGTGGAAAACTTGCTTATTAATGGTCAATCAATTCAAGGTAAAGCGTGCATGCAATCGCTTACGCTTTCAATTAATAACAACCTTGAAGCAATCCGTTGTATCGGCTCAGGCAAATACACACCAGAGTTCTACATTGAAAAGATGATGGATATCGAAGCAAATGCTTCCTTC